GATCACCGCATCCGCGAAGCCTTGGAAGCCCTTCTTCCCGCCATTGAAAATATCGAGGAACGTCTTCGCGAACATATCTTGCAGGGACCGCAGGGCGCTGATCCATGGTTCGAGGGACGCCTTCCGCCGCTCCTCGGCCAAGTTCTTTTCCTTCTCCGCCTCCTTGAGCAGATCCTGGTAGGACTTCGTTACCTGATGGAGGTTCTTCACCTGCTCCATGGCCCAGGCTTTCGCCAGGGCACCTACGATGCCCATTCCCGCCCCGACCTTTTCGATCACCGTGAGGAGTTCGTTCTCCAAGGCGATGGCATCGACCATTTCCTCGTGGGAGACCGTTCCCGTTGCGGCTCCCATCCGAAGTCGTGTCTGCTGCTCGATCTGCTTCTCGGTATCCGCCATCAGCAGCTTGATTGCCTCTCGCTGCTGTGCCATCTCCAGGACGCCGCTGAGACTGGCGAGGGCACTTGCCGCCGAAGTCAGGCCACTCACTAGTTCGACAGCGGCGGCATTCCCGGCATGGAAGGCCACGGCGAGAGACATCGCCTTGACGGTCACATCATCGGACTGCGCCTGGTACTTGACCCAGGCAGCGGCCCCGAGTTCAATGGCTTTCTGTTCCAGCGCCAACTCCTTGACCACCCGGCCATGCGCCACAATCCCACCCGTCATCAACGCATTGATTTCCCGTTGGGCGGCTGCATAGTTCGCGTACTGCTCAATGCTGGTGTTGAGTTCATCGAGGGCCGCCTTCGCCACCCCGAGCGCCTTCTCATAGACCTGCGTGGCATTCCCCGCCTCCCGCAGCGTCATGAGCATCTTGAGAAGGATCGGGTTCTGGGATTCGAGCGCCTCGGTGAAGGTCTGTGTATTTCCCTTCCCCTCCCCCAAGGTCTTGGTGTACGCCTCCCACTGCGTCTTCGCCTGAGTGAGCGCTGCGTTCTCGATGGAGAGCGCCTGCTCGACCTGGCGGTGGGCATCGAGCCCGCTCTGCAGAGCGGTACTGAGCTGCTCCTGCTGATCGCGTGCCCGCTCCATCTCGGCTACCAGTTCGTGGTAGGCCTTCTTCGCCGCCTCGATCTGATCGTTCTTCTCCTTCGGCGGGGTCGTGAGGAAGGGCTGCTGAGCAACCTTCCCCATAAACTGTAGGAGGATTTTGAGCCGGACCTGCGTATCCAGAAACTCCTTGCTGCCCGTATCCAGCAGTTTCAGTTGCGCGGTGTACAGCGCCACGCTGGCAGCGGCAGCATTCCACCACTCTGCCGTGACCCGTGGCCCAGCAGGATCTTGGAGAGAGTTCAGGGTTTGCGTGGCCTTGATCAGTTCCCGTAGCGCGGCCTCTGCCTTGGGGTAAGCTACCACCAGGGCCATCAGCGACCGCCGATAGTCGGAGAGGCTGAGATCCCCGTCCTCATAGGCAGCGGTCATCTTCTTGGCCTCTTCCATCACCGCCTTAGAGGCTCCACTCCGTGCCAGCGATCCCGGTCGCCACGTCTCCTGCCCCTGGGCATCGACGACCATCTCTCCCTTGATCGCCTTCATCTCCGCGATCACTTTTTGCTTCGCGGTCTCCAGCGCCAGATCGAGCTTGGTCCGAAAATCATCCGGCACCTTGATCTTGAGGGAGGCGAGTTGCTTCCCCCACTCGACCTGCATCGCCCGCAGCTTCTCCGCAGCCCCCTCAACGCTGTTGTAGGCCTCCTCCGCCTTCATCACCTCGGCCCGATGCCTAGCCCAGAGGTAGGCGAGCCCGGTCAATACAATCGTGATCGCGTTCGCCTGCAGGAAGGTCATCGCCTTCCCCAAGAGACTGGTTGCAACCGCAGCCGCCCTCGCGGCCAGGGTCGTGCCTGCATACGCTGCCGTCAAGCGAGTGGATGAGGCCGTCGCAGCGGCCTGCGAGGCGGCAAGCTGGAGATTGGTGTTCGCGAGATGGGCGGTGGCCTCGGCGGACGCCTCCTCGATCACCAGCCCGCCCATCATGATCGGCGCTGCCGAGGCAGCGACACGGCTCTGTGCCAGGGTCTGCAGGGCAAGAGCCTCTCGCACCGCTGCCTGCGCCGCGAGATCCGACGCCCGCGCCTGCTCTAGTTCGCGAGTTGCGAGGGAGGTGCTGCCCAGGATTGCGGTTCCCTGCGCGATGATGACGCTGCCCAAGCGCAGCAGGAGCGGCTGAAGCCCCCGTGCCACAAGAGCCATCAATGCGGTCGAGACCAGCGTGGCCTGGTCCTGGAGACGCTGCAATCCGTCCGCGTAGGCGAAGACTCCCTTGGTATAGATGGGCAGGAAGACATTCCCCACCTTCACCATCAGGTCTTCGAGGTAACGCTTGGCCGAGTTGATCTGCTTCCCCGCCGTCTCCATCGCCGCCTCATAGCTTCCGGCGATGGGGATAGCCGCCTTCATCACGGCATTCACGCGGGCCTGCTGCTTCTCCTGCTCCGTCAGGGCGAGGATCGAACCCTTCTTCAGCGACTTCGCCATGTCCTGCATGGCTTCGTTGAAGTTGACCTGGATACCGAGGGTCCGCATGATCTCCGTGCGCCCGGTCGTGACCCCATGGATCAGGGCGCTGAACGCTTCGCTGGAGTTCATGTTACCAATGACCGCAGCGTCCTGCGCGATGCGGGCCAGCTTGGTGGCGTTGGCGAGATCCATGTTGGCCTGGATCATGCGCGTGATCTGCTGACGAGATTCCGTCATGCTGATCCCGGTCTCACGCAGCGATGTTGCCAGCGCGTCCAGACGAGTCGCGGACCAGCCGATGTTGCCGCCAACCGTCCGCAGCACCATCCCCAGCGTCTCATAGCGAGAGGCTAGTTCCACCGCTCGCTTCGACATCAGGGCCATCGCGGCAGAGGTTACCGCGAATCCTGCGAAGCTCGCATACTGGCGAAGTTTTCCCAGGACGCTCGTCAGGGCGCCATCCATGCCACCAAGCTGTCGCTGCGCGACGGTGGTCCCTTGGCCAAAGTGACCAAGGGCCAGTTCCGCCTGGCCCATGCCCGAGACGAAGCCAGCGGAATCGACCTGCAACGCTAAGGTTGCGACATCGTACCCGGCCATCGCCTAGCTGCCTTTCTTCGCGTTCATCGCCGCGAGGATCGCGTGATCCATGGCCGTGATCAGATCCACCTGCCACGGGGCCAGCGGATGACCCGTCAGGCGCGAGAAGGATTCCATCTCCCGATAGGAGAGCGGGTTCGCGCCGAAGCCGCTGCTCGTCCGCGCTGCATTGAGGTCGAGGAACATCTTGTACACCTCCTCGCACCCATCGGGAAATCCCGGCCCTTCCAGATCCAGCCTCGCCGCCTCAACGGAGAGGGCGGCGACCTCCAAGTGATCCCGTAGCGTGCCCCCGCCGTCAACCTCCTGACTCAGGCGGTACTGATGCGCGACGAAGGCGCTCAGGCTGTCTGCGAGGGCGGCAAGAAATTTGACCGATCCCGGATGAAGTCAGAGACCTGATCCGCGATCCACCGGAAGCGGCGATAGAGCATCATCGCGTTGGCCTTGGTGCAGTTGAGTTCCTGGCCATCGACCACGATTCCCGACCAGGCGAGCGTGCAGGCGGCATGGAGTTCAACCATGTCGTTCTCCAGCTCCTCGGCCTTGATCTTGGAGATGTTGCCCTTGGCGAAGCGGCGGTTCTGCGACTTGTGAGTGGCCCGGCGGTAGGCTTCGGAATCCTCACCCGCGAGCGTGAGGGTGACGGGCTTCTGGCCCTCGACCGCATCGTACTGCAGCACCTCTCCGCTGGAGGGATGCCGCAATTCCATGATCGAGCCGGTCTCGGACACCACGGAGGCGTCGAGAGAAGACAGATCCAACATGAGGGTCTCCTACGTCGTTAGAGTATGGGTATGGGGGCGGAACGCATCCGCCCCCGGTCGAGCCATCGCGTCATCAGGTGGAGCGCGTCACCTTACAGGTCGTGTCGGTCGGGGTGAATTCCGCCGCCCAGTTGTAGGTCTGGATGACCGGCGCGTCCTTGGTCAGCGACTCGATGCCGCCATCCGTCAGGTTCACCCGCCCGAAGTTGAACAGGTAGTTGTTGCTCGACGCGCCACCCAGCGTGATCTCCAGCGTATGCTGCGCCCAGGTGAGGTAGTCCGTGATGTAGGCATCATCCGCGACGTACATGCTGATGCTTCCGGTCGCCTCGAACGTCCCCATCTGGATATCGGCGGGGTCGATGTCCGAGAGCTGCGGGAAGACGATGTTGCCCCGCTTCAGCTCCATGCTGAAGGCCGTCACACCGGGAATCGCCACCCCGCCCCACTCCAGCGTCTGGATCGAGTCGAGAGGGTTCATCACCGCGTTGGTGTTCGCCGCCGTGGGGGTGGTGAAGATGGCCGTGCCCGCTGCCACACCCGCCAGGGAGACGAAGCCGAAGGAGCCGGTGATCATGTCGCCAGGCCGGACCTCGATGCGGATCGAGTTGCAGAGGCAGCCCGCATACATGATGTAGTGCGAGATGTCCGTGTACCACTCTTCGAGGGAGAAGGACTTCCTCGTGTTCCCGACCTTCAAGACCTTGGTGTTCCAGGCCGCCCCGAAGAGGGAGGAGAGGAGCAGGTCGAGTTCCTTCTCCGCCGTCGCGTAGGACAGCTCGAAGTTGTAGGAGCCACCCGCCGAGACACGGGTCCGCGTGACCCCGGTATTCTCGTAGTTGGTGATCTCCTTGCTCAGGGCGGACTCGGTCGCCGTCTTGCCGACACCGCCCGTGAGCCTCACCGCGTAGGCGCCCGACGCGACCGGCGTGCCCCAGGCGGATTCCGCGTTGAGATAGACCTTGAAGTTGCCGCTGCCTGCGTTGGCCATGGTTCAGCTCCTGCTGTTAGAAGTCGTAATCCACCGACACGGAGATCGGGAACGAGTACCAGTTGCTAGACTCCACGAGAGGCGGACCTACGCGCACAGAGACGGGCCGCGCTGGCACACCACCCACATCCATCGGATCTTGAAAGACGCTGGCGATATCGTCCGCCAGGGCCATGATCTCATCCATCCCCCGATTGTTCGGGGACACCACGTTGATCTGGTAGAGGTAGCGGCCCCGACGAAGCGGGCGGTCCCCAACCTCTGCGGCCTGGGCACTGCCGCCCAGCCATCGATCCGTGACGTAAGCGTCCCCGATCTCCGGCACGAAGTTCACGTTCTCCCACGCTCGCGGCGGAAGCCCTGACACCGTCAGGAGCCGGGTCCGCAGGGCCGTGAGCAGGGCTTCCATCATGGCGCGCTCTTCCCCAGGAGCTTTCTTACGACATCGTCCAGGGCACGCTGCCCACTCGCCGTAGCCAGTCGCACCATGCCTTGGGGCGCCTGCCGTTGAGAATGTCCCCACTCCAGCGATACCGCGTACTCTGCCCCATTGGTAAACCACACCGGAACTCCCACGACGGTGGAGGACACGATCTTGGCGAAGCCTCGGTTCACGGCGCCCTCCCCCGAAGGATCGAGGAACACATCGCCTTCCCCCTTGGGGCTCGCGACAGTGAGGGGGAGGCCGTGTTCCACATACCATTGCCCTCTTGCATAGCCCGTCTGAACCGGCGTGCCTGTGGAATTGCCGTATCCTTCTGTACGTCCCCGCACAACCGCTTCAAAAAGTCGGCAACTCAACTCCACCAGAATATCGCGCAGGACGTTCTCCTGCAGGAGCGGATGATGAGACACCGCATTGCTGAACCCATCAAAGTTGGCCCCGATGCTTGCCCGCGCCATCAGATTTCTATCTCACACTCATAGAGGATCGGTGTCACCCCATCCGGGGCGAGCGGTGTCGGTGTCGAGGGCAGCTCCCACCACTTGTTCAGGTAGAAAATCTCATCTCCCATCTGGGGCACGCAGGTCGAGCCCACCGGAAAGGCCATGTAGAACTGACCAGTCGGCACCGTGCGGTCCTTGATCACTCGCGAGGGCGACGGGACCATCAGCGCATAGACCGGCCATGTCCCCGTTGAACTACCCGTGACCTTCCCGACCGAGTTGACCGTGGTCGTGGTCCGCCGGAGCGTGGTCGTGGCCCCCTTCTTCTGGAGCGCGGCCCGTGCCTGTGCTGCCGTGGCCGCGTAACTCATGCCCCGTCATCCTCGGGCATGAACTCCCCCTCAAAGCCTGAGACCGTGACCTCTGTCGTGAGGTACGGGATCATCTTGCTGGCCTTCGACCGCCAAAGGAGCGGCTCCAAGACACCCACCGCCGCCGGGAACTCCGTCTCGGCGGGTGCCGCATTCGCGTAGGTCGTGCTGATCGGTCCCACCGTCTCGGAGATGATCTGCCCGCCCCGTGAGAGGGCAGGCTGGAGATCCACCCCGGTCATGTTGAGCCATGCCAGTTCGCACTGGGCCATCATCACGCGCCACGGGACCGCTGCACTCGACCAAGACAGCCCATCCGCATCCACCACGCCCGTGCGCGGCCACGGCATCGACTGCTCTGCCGTCTTCCGCACCCCGCGCCAGGTGAACCGCTTCTCGTTGGCGATGTAGTCCGCCGCCAGCACCAGGAACGGCTCCCGCTCGGTCCCCGACTGCGGGATCAGGTCAGCGCGGCCCCGGACCTTGGCCCATGCCCGAAAGTAGGCATCGTCCACGAAGGAGTTCGCGTTGCTCTTGCCGGTGCCGTCCTCGACCACCAGTGCCATGGTGCCTCCGGTCCCCGTGGTGGTGGGGCGGGCACTGTGCCCGCCCCGACCGCTTCACTTCGCTTCGCTCGGCTTACGACACCGTGTCGATGTAGTAGACCCCGAGATCCTGCGAGACCATCTTCATGTCGTAGGCGTACTCGCCCTCGATCCGGGTGGACTTGATGAGGTCCGCGCGGATGCGGGACATGCGGACGCCACCCACCGCGCCCGTGTAGCCCGACCACTCGAAGGTGTAGCCCGCGCTGGTCACGAGCTGGCCAGCGGACGGCGCGACGTAGGCGAGGAGCGCGCCCTTGCCCGCCATGAAGGTGTAGGTGGTGCCGGTGCTGTTCCAGATCGCGTCCGACACGAGGAGGTTGTCCACGCCGAAGTAACGGGCGACCATCGCCTCGTTGATGGACTCGGCGCTGGTGTACTTGAACTGATCCTTCACATCGGCGCAACTCAAGAGCGCGGTGTAGACCTGGCGACCCAGCAGAAGCGTGTTCGGCTCGTGCCCGGTCGTTTCGATCATGTAGGTCTTGCCCGTCTCGATGTCGGCACGGGGCGTGGAACCCGACTTGTTCCACATCAGGAACTCGTTGGTGCTGGGGACGCTGGCCTTGCCGGTGTAGTCCTTCCCCCACGTGCCGCCCTTGAAGAAGTTGGCGATGAACTGCCGCTCCTTCTCACGGAGCAGGGCACCCATGACATGCTCGGCGGCAGCGGCTTCGAGGCCGAGCTGCGAGTCGGCATTGGCCAGGGTCCGGTCATCCACGTCGAAGTGGTAGGCGAACACGTCCGCCGCGTAGGTGTCGGTGCTGAAGGCGATCTGTCCGCCCGCCGACTCGGAGGACGGCGCACGCGGCTTCGCGTAGGCCGTGAGGAACGTGTTCTTGTCCCATTTGTAGAAGGAGTCGCTCTGCTTCTGGACACCGACCGCCGGGAAGATCCGGCTGGCCACGAAGCGAGGAGCGAGCTGGCGATAGGCCAGCGCCATGTTGGTGAGCGGGACGTTGATATGCACGTCGCTCGGCGTGGGGTTGTTCTTGCGAATGACTTCACTCATGGATCGGTTCTCCTTGGGCACTAGGCCCAGTCAGTTGGTTGGGCCTTAGCTTGCCGCGTAGCCCGCGCCGCAGTTGATGAGGCAGGAGAAGAGGCCGTTGGATGCGCCCGTCTCCAGCGCCACGCCCACCGAGATCACCGCACCCGTCTCCGTGGTCGCCACGCCCGTGGTCGTGGTCGCCATGACGAGGTCGCCCGCCGTGACGCCCGCCGAGCTGGCCTTCACGATGGAGACGCCGTTGACCATGATCTCGCACGGCTCGCCCACGTTGGGCTTGTTCTGCAGGACGCCGATCACCACCCCGCCCGTCGCGCCCGGCAGGATCGCTTCGCCGTCCGAATTGACTGCGACGAAGCAGTACTGCGCCCCGCGCAGGTCGGCATGGGCCAGGAGCGTGCCCAGCTTGAAGCCAGGAATTTCGTATGCCATGTTGCTTCCTCCTGAATCGTGGAAGGGACCGCCGAGTGCGGACCCTTACTTCTGGTTGAGCGCCTCGGTGTAGAACTCCGGGTGACTCCGGTACACCTTCGCGATGGCCTGCTCCTTGGTGATCGTCGGGTCGGACTTCCGCAGCTCGGTCACCGCGTTCTCGACCTGATCGCTGATGGTCACGCCCGCCCGCGCGGACCCGACCTCCTGGAAGAGCTGGGCATCGCTCTGCGCGGCCCCGAGGCTCTTGACCAGTCCCTCGACCGTCTTGGTGGCGGCCTCATCGTCGCCCAGCTTCTCCAGCAGGGCCGCGATGTCCTCGGCCTTCGCCGTGGTCCCACGCACCATGGTCTCGGCCTTGGCGAGGCGAGCCCGGCTCTGGTTCTCCAGCTCCATCTTGGTGATCCGCGTGGTGAGGTCCGCGTTGGCCGTCTCGCTCTTGGCGAGCTGGGCCTCCAGGGCTGCGGCCTTGCTGACCGCGTCCTCGAACTGCTTCTTGATCTGCTCGTCCATGATGTCTTCCTCCTGAGTGTCGGACTTCTTGGCCTTCGTTGGGGGAACATCCTTCTCCTCGTCCAGAACCTTCTCGTCGCCTTCGCCGTCTTCGCCTTCCAGCTCCTCATCGTCGGGGATCACTTCCTCGTCTTCCTCATCCGCCTTCGGAGGAGCCGCCTTCGCCAGGAGCGCTTCCGAGGAAGTCCCCAGAAAGGCCTCCCGAAACTGCGACAGGGTCTCGTCCGTCAGCAGTTGCCGCTCCTCCTCGGAGAGCTTCGCCTTGGCGATGCTTTCCACGGAGAGGCGGAGCGCTCCCATGTTGCGGTCCAGTTCGGTGGGCGGCGCCTCCGCGTTGGCCTTCCGCACTCCGATCTTCTCCAGCAGGTCACTCAATTTCATGCGGGCTCCTTGATCAGTCTTGGGTAGTGATGCCGTGCAGGTTCACCGTGCCGACGATGCCGGTGCCGCCCGCTTCGAGTTCCGCGACCATGGCCGCGCCCTCCATTGCATCGAGGGCACCCGCCGGGAAGGTGAGGTTGATGTCCGCATCCTTGAGGTAGTGCGACCACTGGACCGCCTGCCCGATGTGGGCATGCGCCGTGGCATCCACATGCCCGACCCCCCCGCCCTCGAAGCTGATGGTCGGCACTTCCGTGTAGCCCTCCCCCGGATCATCGAGGGTGAGGTAGTCAATCACATCCCCGG